ACCCAAAAAATCACCAAAGAATGATTCTCAACAAGGTTGCCAACTGAGAATCAGACGGCCTTCGCTTGATCCAGATACGGAAGCGCAACCCGTGCCATAGCCTTGTTGCATGGTGGTTGCACAAGGCGAAGTCCTTACCGCTGGCAAGGGCGCTGACCTGATCCGCACCGAGACCGGCAGAAGCTGCACACGGCAGAACCTGGAGAAGCTTTGCAAGCAAGGCCGGCTGCCGCGTAGCACCGTGAGCGCTGCGCCGGTGCGGGTGCTGGCCGAGACGCTGGTGAGCGAGTACCTGAGCAGCATCGACCGGCGGCAGACGGTGCGTGAGCGACCTGGAATCGCTGAGCCGCAGCCACCAGCAGCACCACCGCGCCGGGGCGAGGAGATACCCGACTACAACGACAGCCGCGCCCGGTCGGAGTTTGAGAAGGCCAACCTGCTGGAGCTGGACCGGAAGGCAAAGGAAGGTCTGCTGCTGGACCGTGCCCAGGTGGAGAAGGCAGCGGCAAACGTGGCGACGATCGTGCGCACCAAGCTGCTGGCGGTGCCGACTAGGGCACGGCAGCGGATCCCGCACCTGACGCTGGAGGAAGTGGCGATCCTTGACGAGCTGCAGCGCGAGGCGCTGGAGGAGCTGGCCCATGGACGCTGAACTGGAGCTGCAGGCCACGTCGCTGGCGTTCTACCGGCCACCGGCCAAGCTCACCCTGAGCCAATGGGCCGATGAGTTTGCGGTGCTGTCGGCGGAGAGTTCAGCCGAGGCTGGCAGGTGGAAGACGCTCCCCTACCAGCGGGGAATCATGGACGCGTTCACCGACCCGCGCGTCGAGACGGTGGTGTGGATGAAGTCGGCCCGGGTGGGCGCGACGAAGATCTTCAACCACCTGGTGGGCTACCACATGCACCAAGACCCGTGCCCGGTGATGTTCGTGCAGCCCACGGTCGAGGACGCCGAAGGCCACAGCAAGAGCGAGATTGCGCCAATGCTGCGGGATACGCCATGCCTGCGGGGTCTGGTGGGTGACAGCAAGCAGAAGGACGGCGGCAACACCATCCTGGAGAAGAGCTTTCCCGGCGGCGTGCTGGGTCTGGTGGGCGCCAACAGTGCCCGCGGCTTCAGGCGGGTGAGCCGGCGCGTGGTGCTGTTTGATGAGGTGGACGGCTATCCAGCGACCACCAACGAAGGCGACCAGATCAAGCTGGGCATCCGGCGGTCGGAATACTACTGGAACCGGAAGATCGGCATCGCCAGCACACCGACGACGAAGGACTTCAGCCGCATCGAGCGGTGGTTCCTGCGCACCGATCAGCGCCGCTACTTCGTGCCGTGTCCGCACTGCAGCCATCACCAGGTGCTGCGCTGGCAGCAGTTCAAGTGGGAGCAGGGCCAGCCGGAGACGGTGGGCTACGAGTGCGAGAGCTGCACGGCGCGGATCCCGCACAGCCAGAAGCGGTGGATGGTTGAGCGCGGCGAGTGGCGTGCGACAGCCATCGCTGACGCGCCTGGTCTGGTTGGCTTTCACCTGTGGGCGGCCTACAGCTACAGCCCGAATGCCTCATGGGAGCAGCTGGTGCGTGAGTTCCTTGAGGTAAAGAGCGACCGGGACCAGCTGCGCACGTTCGTGAACACCGTGCTGGGTGAGCCGTTCGAGGACGACTACACCGCCAAGCTCAGCCCAGATGGCCTGATGGCCAGACGGGAGGAGTACCTGCCCGGGTCATGCCCTGCCGGCGTGCTGCTGCTGACCTGCGGTGTGGACGTGCAGGACAACCGCTTGGCGGTGAGTGTGTGGGGCTGGGGCAGGGGCGAAGAAGCGTGGCTGGTGTGGCATCAGGAGATCCACGGCGACCCGACACGGGAGGAGGTGTGGGAACAGCTCGACACGGTGCTGGCTGCTGGCTGGCCCATGGTCGGTGGCGGCGATCTGAAAATCGCTGCGCTGGGCGTGGACAGCGGCGGCCATTGCACCCATGAGGTGTATGAGTTCGCCCGGCAGCGCCGCGCCCGTGGGGTGATCCCGCTGAAGGGGGCGAACACGGCAGGCAAGCCGGTGATAGGCAAGGGCTCGAAGCAGGATGTGAACAGGCGAGACCAGACGATCCGCAAGGGCGTGACGCTCTACCTGGTCGGCACCGACACGGCGAAGACGACGATCTTTGGCCGGCTGCGCCACACCCAGACCGGGCCTGGGTCGTTCCACTTTGGCCAAGGTGCTGATGATGAGTTCTTCCGCCAGCTGACGGCAGAGAAGCAGCAGATGCGAACGGTCAAGGGTTTCCCGGTGCGGGAGTGGGTGAAGGCAAGCGGTGATCGCAATGAAGCGCTCGACTGCTTGGTGTACGCCTACGCCACGTTGCAGTGGGTGGCCCGCCGCTACAACCGCGCCACGATGTGGGACCAGCTGGAGCGGCATGTGAAGGCAGCGGCAACAGCGGAGCAGCCACCGCCAGAGCCAGCACGCAAGGCCCGAGTAAGGCCCGCGGTCAACTCTGTTACGTCCTGGTAAGGCTCCACAGACTGATGGCAAGCGCGAATAGGACGGGTGAACATCCCACGAAGCATTACGGCCGGCGACTCGCTGACGTGGAATGACCCAGCTGGAGTGGACAGCCAAGGCGCGCTGGTGAGTTCAGCCACGTGGACGCTGACCTACTACCTGCGCACCAACACCGCCAGCGAAGGCGCCACAGTGGTCGGCACTGCTGGAGCTGCTGGCAGCTGGGACTTTACGGTCGCTGCAGCCACCACCACGGCATTCGATGCCGGCCCCTGGAGCTGGACGGCACGGGCGACGAATGGCGCGCTGGCGATGACCATGGCCAGCGGGTCGCTGACGGTGCTGCGGTCGCTGGCCTATGCCGGCACGCCGGCAGCGTTCGATGGCCGCAGCCAGGCGGAGATCGACCTGGCGGCGGTGCAGACGGCCATTCGCACGATCATTAGCGGCGGCGTCAGCCAGTACGCCATCGGCAGCAGGCAGGCGACGAAGCTTGACCTGGGCGCACTGATGAAACGGGAATCACAGCTCAAGGCAGAAGTGGCCCGCGAGCGAGCGGCCGAGAAGGTGGCCGCCGGCCTGGGTGATCCGCGCTCGCTATTCGTGAGGTTTGGAAGATGAGCAAGCGCAAGAAGTCACGGCAGGCCCCATCTGCACCACGCCGGCGCGCCTATGAGGGCGCCATGGTGTCGCGGCTGACGGCTGGCTGGGTGACCAGCAGCACCAGCGCAGACGCTGAGATTGACGGCAGCTTGGTGCGGTTGCGCAATCGGGCGCGGCAGCTGGTCAGGGATAACGGCTACGCGCAGCAGGCGCTGCGCTGCATTGTCTCCAACGTGATTGGAACCGGCGTCAGGATGCAGGCCCAGGTGCCGGCGGCGGCCAACGGCGGCAGACCAGACACCGCGATCAATGACGCCATTGAGCGGCAGTGGGCGCACTGGTGCCACGCCGACACCTGCCACGCTGCCGGCCAGTTGAGCCTGCAAGAGATAGCCCGGCTGGCATGGCGCGCCATGGCTGAATCTGGAGAGGCGTTTATTCGGCTGGTGCCTGAAGCCATGGGGAACGGCATTGTGCCGCTGGCTTTGGAGATCCTTGAGGCCGATTTGGTCGATGAGGGCAAGACATCAGGGCCAGAGGCTGATGGTGGTGAATGGCGCATGGGTGTGCACGTCAACCGCTGGGGGCGGCCCACTGCTTATCGCTTTAGGACGCGGCACCCCGGCGACGTGTCGGGATCGATTGGATATTCAGTGGTCGATGTCCCGGCCGATCAGGTACTTCATCTGCGCCGCATTGAGCGCCCCGGCCAGACGCGAGGCGTGCCATGGTTTGCCGCAGCAATCAAGGGCCTGCATCATCTGGCCGGCTACCAGGAAGCCGAAGTAGTGCGGGCTCGTGCTGCCAGCAGCCTGATGGGATTTATCACCAGCCCCGAAGGTGAGCTGATTGGTGATGACGTTTACGACGCCGAGCGCGTCAGCAACTTTGAGCCTGGGGTTTTCAAATACCTAGCGCCTGGCGAATCGGTCAGCGTGCCTCAACTCGACGCGCCTGACGGGCAGTTTGAACCATTCCTGCGGGCCATGCTGCGCGGCGTTGCAGCATCAACCGGCTGCAGCTTTGAGCAGGTCAGCAATGACTACAGCCAGAGCAACTACAGCTCAAATCGAATGAGCCGCCAGGATTTGATTGAGATGTGGAAGGGCGAGCAGCAATATGCCATCGAGCACTTCTATCGGCCGATATTCCAAAGGTGGATGGATGCAGCTGTTGGCGTTGGCGATCTGTCGCTGCCCAACTACGACACCCTGCGCGATCGTTACCAAGCGGTTCGCTGGTATCCGAGAGCCTGGGGCTTCCTTGACCCAAAGGTGGAGATCGGCGCTTACAAAGATGCTGTCCGCTGCGGCTTTATGACGCAGGCGCAGGTTGTAGCTGAGCAGGGCGGCGACCTTGCCGAGCTGATGCGCGACCTGGCGGCAGAGCGTGAGATGGCGCAAGAGCTGGGCCTGACCCTTGATATTGACGCCGGCAAGGTCTCAGGCGCAGGACTGACGCAGGCCCGGCCAGTGGGATCAATTATCCCGCAAGACCCCTACGCACCAGATGACACGGCAGCCGATGCCAGCAGTGACGAGCCCGACAACGACACGGAAGATTTGGCCTAATGAGCAACGTCCATAGCCTGAGCGCAGGAAACGCCGCGCCAATGGAACAACGCGACCACGACGGCAAGCCGCTCTACCGCAATGCGGTGGTGGCGAGCTGGTGCCGCGCGGAGGACGACCCCGAAGTAATCGAGTTCAGCTTTTCGTCAGAGGAGCCAGTCGAGCGCTACTTCGGGATGGAAGTTCTCAGCCATGACCCTGGCGCGATGAACATGGCCCGCCTTAATTCAGGGGCGGCGCCATGGCTCTGGAACCACAATCCCGATGTGGTTCTCGGCGGAGTCGAGAGGGCTTGGCAGGGCGGTGACGGGCGCGGCATGGTTCGCACCCGTTGGAGCCCCAACACCAAGTCCGAGGGTTCCGACGAATGGAAGGTCCGGCAGAACTGGGAGGCGGGCATTATCCGCAACGTCTCTTTCATGTACTCCATTGACGCGCCACTTGATCTCAAGTCGCGTGAGGGTGTGGCGCTGGTAACAGCGTTCACCCCGATGGAGGTCTCCACCGTCTCCATTCCAGCCGACGCCACCGTTGGCCAAGGCCGAGCAATCGACGCCACAATCGCGGCCCCGGCCGCAGATCAAACCCAACCCCCGATTGAATCCATGGAACCGACCATCGACATCGAGGCGGTGAAGGCTCAGGCTGCGGCCGATGAGCGTTCACGCGTCGCCAGCATCACCAGCCTCTGCCGTGAGCACAAAGCCGACGACCTGGCCCAGGGCCTGATCGAACGCGGTGCCACCGAAACCGAAGCCATGAAAGACGTGCTCGCCGCCATCGGCAAGCGCGCCAAGCAGCTCGCCACCCCGGCTGCTGCTCAACCGATCGCCGGCGCTTCTGCTGACATCGGCCTGAGCGACAAAGAGGCCCGCAGCTTCAGCTTTCTTAAGGCAATGCGCGCCCAGCTCTTCCCTAACGAGCGCGCCTTCCAGGAGGAAGCCGCTTTTGAGCGCGAGGCCAGCAACGCTGCCGCCCAACGGATGGGCATGAGCCCTAAAGGCATCTTGATTCCTAACGATGTGCTCAGCCGGTCCCTGATCGCTGGCCAAGCCTCCGCTGCCGGCGACCTGATCTTCACTGATGCTCGCCCCGGATCGTTCATTGAGCTGCTGCGCAAGCGCAACTTTCTGACCGGCCTTGGCGTCACCATCCTGGCCGGCCTGACTGGCCCCGTGGGCATCCCCAAGCAGACCGGCGCCAGCCAGGTCTACTGGAAGGGTGAAGGCGTGGCTGCCGCCGAATCTGAGCCCAGCGTGGGCCAAGTCACCATGACGCTCAAGGAAATGAGCGCTTGGACTCGCTTCTCGCGTTCGCTGATGCTGCAAAGCTCCATCGACGTTGAGACGTTTGTTCGCAATGACCTGGTGATCGTGATGGCCCTGGAGCAAGCACGGGTTGCCCTTTATGGCCTGGGGTCCTCTTCCCAGCCCGAAGGTCTCAAGATCACCACAGGGATCAACACCAAGGATTTCGCTGCAAACCAGCCCACCTATGCCGAGCTGGTGGACATGGAAACCCAAGTCGCGGCCGATGACGCCGACATTGGCACCATGGGGTACGTCACCAACGCCACCACCTACGGCGGATTCAAGACCACCGAAAAAGCGGCCAACACCGCTCAGTTTGTTCTTGAGCCTGGCGGCACCGTGAACAGCTACGGAGTGGTCCGCTCCAACCAGGTGGAGACTGGCGACGTGTTCTTCGGTGTCTGGAGCCAGCTCGTTCTGGGCCTCTTCGGTGCCGTCGATCTCCAGGTGAACCCCTACTCAGAGGACAAGGAGGGCAACATCCGGGTCGTGGCTCATCAGGCCATCGACTACGCAGTGCGCCACCCCCAAGCCTTCTGCCGCGGTAACAACACCCTGTGATGGCCATGAGGATCAGGATCTTGCGCCAAACCTCAATCATTGGCCGACCTGCACGGGTTGGCGACGTGGTGGAGGCAACCCCTGCAGATGCCCGGCTCCTGCTGGCCATGGGCAGGGCTGAGCAGGCGCCAGGTCCTGATCCGGTGGTGATCACCGCACCAGATGCCGCAAAGCCTCGCTCCCGTAAATTAACCCCCCGTCAAACCAATGGCTGTTCATGAGCTTTCGCTGGACAAACTCCAGCACTTCACCCTTCTGGCTACGACCACGATCACCGCTACCGGCAACCAGACCGGCGTGGACCTTCAAGGATTCGATGGTGATGTTCAGATCATCTTGGCCGGCACTGCCGCTGGCTCTGGAAATGATTTGACCTTCCGCATTGAAGAGTCGGAGGACAACTCAACTTATGGCGCCGCAACCGGCGGCGGCTTCACTGCGATTGCCAACGCTGCATCAAAGCAGGTAATCACCCTGAACAGCAACGACCTCAAGCGTTACATCCGCTTGAGCTGCACTGCTGAGACAGGTACCGCTTCCAGCAGCGTGACTTGTTTTGGCTTTGGCCTGAAGAAGTACAGCTGAGATGGCACTCACCGAGAACCTAGATGTGTTCTTGGCAGACTTCGGCGTCAGCGTCACTGCTGGCGCCGTTTCTGGTTTGGGCATTCTCGACATGCCTGGCGAAGCGGTTTTGGATGGCATGGTGATCAGCACCAGCTACCGGCTGGTGTGCCGCTCGGATGAGTTCGGATGGCTTGGATATGGCGACCTGGTGAATATCGAGAGCGTCGGTTATCGGGTGCAGGAGAACATGCCTATCGGCGATGGCCGATTCTGCAGCGTGCAGCTGGAGAAGGTTGACGGTGGCGGTGCGGTCGAGTTCGTGTTTGACGGGGACTTTGAGTAATGGCAATCCAACGATTTACCGGTCGAGTACAGCAGCGATTCTCCACGCTGGCGGCGATCACGGCGACCAATCCGATCCTGCTGGAAGGTGAGGTCTGGACGGAGAAGGACGCGAGCACGGGGCGCAGCACCGGCCGGCGGAAGGTTGGCGATGGTGTGATTGGTGCGGGTGATGTGATCACCGGCACGGCATTCAACAGCCTGCCATTTGAGCCGACTGCCGGGGGTGGATCGGGTGATGTCGTCGGCCCTGCCAGCGCTACGGACGGCAGAGCGGCACTGTTTGATGGGGCGACCGGAAGGCTGCTGAAGCAGTCGAGCGCGGCGCCTGTGCTGGAGGGCGATGCAAGGCTGAGCGACGCCCGCGAGTGGAGCGCCACAACGATCACCCAGGCCGAAGCCGAGGCCGGCACCGCGACCACCCGGCGAGCCTTCACTGCGCAACGTGTGTTCCAGGCTGTTGCGGCATGGTGGGCGGCAACAGCAACAGCAACAGGCCAAGCCCTGGCTACTGCGGCCAACGCTGCAGCAGCTCGGACCACTCTTGGGCTGGGCACAGCAGCCACGGCCGCGAGCGGTGACTTCGCCACTGCAGCGCAGGGCGTCACCAACGGCAACAGTCACGACCACAACGGCGGCGACGGGGCGCAGATTGCCTATAGCTCGCTGTCGGGGTTGCCGACGCTACCGACTGGCACGAACACGGGCGACCAGTCGATTGCCAACACCTCGGACGCCACCAGCCACACGGTCACGCTGTCGGCCTCGGGCGGGTCGGTGCAGTTGGTGGAGGGGAGCAACATCACGCTGACCACCACGGGCACCAGCGGCGCTGCTGTTGTGACGATTGCCAGCACTGCCTCGGGTGGCGGCGGCGATGCCTTCCGCTATTTCGGCGCTGCTGAGTTCATCCCGCGCACCACAAACGGCTGCGGCGTCAACTCAGATGAGACGACCACCAACAGGGTGAACCGTGACCTGTTGATGTTCGATGCAGGCACCCAGGAGTTCGCGCAGGTCTGGTTTGCATGGCCTACGGGCTGGAACACTTTTTCTGCCACCTTCCTATGGAAGTATTCCAGCGGCAGCGGTAACTGCGTCTGGGGAGCTCAGGCTCGACTGTATGCAGATAACACCGCAGTAGATACAGCGTTCGGCACGGCTCAGACCGTTACGGACAACGGCCAAGGGACGGCCATTCACCATGAGAGCGCAGCGACATCAGCTATCACCCCAGGCGGCACGGTGGCTGATGGGAGGCTGTTTGTGCTGCAGGTCTACCGCGATGCGACCAATGGCAGCGACACGCTCAGCGTTGATGCTGAGTTGATTGGTGTGATCCTGACGAAGGTGACGTGATGGGACGGAGAGTGAGGCATCTGAATCCGAGAGACCTTGGGGCCGTCCGATGCTACGAGGCTCCGTTTCTGAGCGGATTTGCAAACGCTGCCTCTGTTGGCACATGGCCAGATCGTTGCGGCACCGCAAACGCAACACAAACCACAGGAGCAAACCAGCCCACCTTCAGGGTGAATCAGTTTGGCGGTCAGGCCGTGGTGAGATTCGACGGATCCAACGACTTTATGGCATTTACTTCAGCCGCTGGGTCTGCGATGTCATTCATTGCGGCTCGTAGGGATGCTGTGGCTGGAGGAGTTGTCCTTGGTCGTGATGAGGGGGCTGGAGCGGCTCCTAACGTCCAGTACCTTCGCAGCTTCTCGTCAAGGTCGCTTGCTTTCAGCAATCCCCCCGCAAACATTTTATTTCAGTCAGCAAGTAACACCATAACCACAACCCCCGCGATCAACTTTCAGTCATATACGACCAGCTCTCAGATGCAGTTCTGGGACAACGGGGTGAGTATCGGACAGTCGGCAGACAACTGGAGTGGCTCTTTTGGGGTGAATTGCATTGGCGCCATTCGCATTAGCAATGTTATACAGGTGCCTCTAAACGGAGACGTTGGTGCGGCGATTGTGTTTCTAAGCAACATCGCCGGAACCGCCATCCAAAAGCGTGTGCAGCACCACCTGGCTTTCCTGTTCAAAATCGCCTGCTCCTAGCCATGCCCCACCTCTACATCCCCGGCCAACCCGTTCGCTTTGAGTCACCCGAAGCGGCTGCCAACCTGGCGCGGAAAGGCTGGGCAATCTTGCCTGAGCAGCCCGACCCTACCGCCACATGGGACGGCGAGCAGTGGGTAACACCAGAGCCTCCAGCCATTCCCCCGCAACCCCGCTGGCTGGAGTTCGGCGCTGTTGTGATGGGGCTGGTCGAGGTCAAGACACTGGTAAACCAGGCGATTGCGATTGGCGAAACACCGCTGGCAATGGGGCTGGCCGTTGGGCTGGGTAAGGCGGCAGATGGCGAATCAAGGGTATTTCTAGGCGCCTGGCATCAAGCCGTAGCCAGCGGCCTGGTGCCGGCTGAGTTGATCACTCAAATGCAGGCCCTGGCCGCTGGCTTTGACCTGCCGACTGAGTTTATCGCTGGACTAGCTGGGGGTTCACAGACTGGTTGAGAGCAGCCCGTCTGGACACAGTGGCACTAAAACGCGAATCAATCCTCGCTGCCATCGCCACCGCCCTAGCTGGGACTGTGCAGGTAGGCAGCAGAATCTACCGCTCACGGGTGGAAGCCTTTGCTCGTAATGAAGCACCGGCCATGGTGATCGAGCCGGCAGCCGACAGCGCTGAGAATCCACCGGTGAGCATTTGCTACATTGACTGGACCTTCACGGTGGAGATTGCCGTCCACACCCGTGGCGCTGTGCCTGAGACATTGGCGGCACCGATCGTAAGCGACATGCACAGCAAGCTAATGGCCGATCGAACGCTGGGCGGGCGGGCGATGGACATCTGGCCGGTGAACGTGCAGCACCAGCGCGAGCAGGCCGACGCCGCAGCCGGCTGGACGATCTGCTCCTACTTGGTTCGCTACCGCACGGCGATAACCAGCCTGGAGGGCTGAGCCGGAGTCCATAGCCTGTGGGTGTTCTTCCGTTTCACCATCGTGAGCAAGGCGCCACCGCCGCTGCCCGAGATCCCGA